TGAACGGATCGCGCAGGATCGAGGTCGCGGTGCGCTCGGCGATGAGGTAGCCGGCGCGGAAGTTGCCGAAGGCGATAGGCAGGGCGTTCGCGGCGATGTCGGGCATGTCCTCGGCCTCGACCACCGGGTAGCCGAGCAGGCGGTTGGGCTGGCCTTCCATCAGGCCCGGCTGCCACAGGAACGAGCCGTCCGCCGCCTTCAGCTTGCGCACCTGGGCCAGCGTCTTCGAGTTCATCACCCAGCTGGCGCCCTGGCGATGCCCGGCCTTGAGCGAGTGGACGAGGTCGATCAGCTTCAGTTCGGGCGAGGTGTCGAAGCCCGCCGCATTGCCCGAGACGATGTGCTGCAGCTGGCCGAAGGTGCGGGCGCCGTCGGCCGAGGCGTTGGTGGTGCCGGTCAGGAACCCGCGCGGCTGGTTGGTGCCGGTGCCGCTGACGAAGGCGGCGCCTTCCGCGCGGGCGAATTCCATCGCGATCTCGTCGGCCAGCCACGACTGGATGTCGAAGGCGGCATCGTCGAGCATGGCCTGGCTCGCCGCCGGATTGGCGTAGAGTTCGCCGGAGGGCGGGGCGATCTCGGCGAAGCTGGGCGTCGCGGTTTCGGGGCGCGTCGCGGTCTCGCTCACCCAGCCCGAGGCGGCGGGGCCAGTGGTGATGAGCTTGCGGTAGCCCGCCGTGCTGGTCTGCACGACCTGCGCGATCGCGCGGATCGGGCTGATGTTCTTGAGGCGGGCCGAGATCAGCGCGTCGATCTCACGCGGGACGGCATAGCCGCCGTCGGCCAGGGCCGCGCCGGAGAGCGACTTGAGTTCCGTCTCGCGGCCCGAGCGCAGGTAGCCCTGCACGAAGCTCTTCACTTCCAGCGAGGGCGCGGCGCCCATGCCCTCGATCAGCGGCCGCGAGGCAGCGCGCGAGACGCGGTCGAGGCGAGCCTTCACGTCGTCGACGTCGGTGCGAAGCGCGGTGACGGCGGCGTCGGTGGCATCCTGGCGCGCGACCAGGTCGAACGAGGCGTCGATCGCCTCGACGGGAGCAGTGGATTCCATGGGTAGGCACCTTTCTGTGGTGGGGAAGGGGGAGCCATGACGTCGTCCCGGGCTCGACCCGGGACCGGTGGCTGTCTTTAGGCGGTGGCTGTCACTCCGGGCGCCTTGACGAGGGTTGGGCGCGGCTAGGCCAGCGGTCCCGGATCAGGTCCGGGACGACGGGGAAATCAGATGCACCCGCGCGCCGTGCTGCATCGGGTGGGTGACGAGGCTGACCTCGAACAGCTCAACGTCGAGCAGTTCGCGGCCCGCATCGGAGCGGCGGCTGGCGCGGGCGCGGTAGCCGAAGGACAGGCCGGTCACCGAGCCGCGCTTGAGGGCGAGGCCCGCCGCGCCGTCCGGGTTGTCGATGGCGGCGATCACGCGCAGGCCGCGCGCGTCCTCGGCGGCTGTCTCGACCCAGCCGATGCGGAGGTCCGGGCGGTGCTGCCAGTAGAGCGGGATCGGATCGCGGCGCTCGGCCAACGAGCGGGCGAAGGCCCCGGCGCGGATGGTGTCGCGCCCGGCGTCGGGCTGGCCGAACAGGGCGGCATAGCCGGCGAATTTCAAAGTCCGCTCACCCTGAGCTTGTCGAAGGGTCATCGCAGCAGCTCCGTCGCACCCAGCCGTACGGTCAGGCCGAGCAGCAGCAGGGCGAGGGCGCCGCGCATGACCCAGCTGAGCACCGTGCGCCGCGCGCTCGACTTGGCATCGCGCCAGGCCTGCAGCAGTTCGCGCAGTTCGCTGACGTCCTGCGGGGCGGTGGCGTCGCCCAGGCCTATGCGGGCGAGCATGCGCCGCGCGCCCAGTTCGCTCGCCTCCTCGACCACCGCGCGCAGGGTGACGAGGTCGCTCCCCTCGGATGCCGCCTGGGCCAGAAGGCCCGCGAGCATGTCATTTGAGTTCATGATTTGTTCCCTTCATCAAGGCCCAGAAGGCGGCGCTTTTCGGACGGGTCGAGGAAATCGGCGGCGCTGACCTGCGACCACAGCCGCTCGCGGTCCTCGGCCAGCGCGGGCACGCGGTCGAGGTCGATCGCGAGCGCCGCATCGGGGAACCACGGGGCAAGGCCCTCGCCCAGCGCGGCGAAGATCTTTGACGCCAGCGGCAGCAGGGTGAGCCGCCACAAGGCGCGGTTGGCCTCGCGGTAATTGTTGTAGGTCGCGTCGCCCGGCAGGCCGAGCAGCATCGGCGGCACCCCGAAAGCGAGCGCGATGTCGCGCGCGGCGGCGGCCTTGAGAGTGGCGAAGTCCATGTCGGCGGGGGTCATCGCCATTGCCTGCCAACTGAGGCCGCCCTCCAGCAGCATCGGCCGCCCGACGTTCGCCATGCCCGCATAGGCGGCGGTGAGTTCGGCCTTCAGGCGGTCGAACTGCTCGCTGGTCAGCGCGGCGCCGTCCGGGCCTTCGTAGACCAGAGCCCCGGAAGGCCGCGCTGCGTTCTCCAGCAACTGCCGGTTCCACGCCGAGGCCGCGTTGTGCGTGGCCACCGCCTCGTCCGCCGCGCACAGGCACCCGGCGCCGTAGTGGTCGTCGCCCGGATGGAAATGGCGGATGTGGATCACGTTCGGCGAGGCATCCTCGTCCAGCAGCGGGATCGACAGGCGGCGACCGGCGACTTCATAGGCATAGGCGGCAGGCCAGCCGTCCTCGCCCGCGACCACGCTGACCCGCTCGGGCCGCAGCGCGAACAGTTCGACCGGACGGCCGCGCGCGTCCTTCATGACCTGCACATAGGCATTGCCATGAAGCAGCAGGTGCGAGGCGAGCGTCTCCAGCAGCGACTGCCCGGCGCTGGTGTCGGTGACGAGCGCGGCCAGCGCCGTATCGGTAGGCTTAAGCGGCGCGCCGCCGATACCCTCAGCGACAAGTCGCACGGCACGCTGGGCGACCGGGTTTTCGAGATAGGCACGGCGGACGGCCTGCGTATATTCGAAGGGGATACGTCCGTCGCCGCTCTGGCTGAAGAACCACGGCGATGCCGATCCGCGCGCGAGCACAGGTCGGTCACTTGCGCCTTTGAAAGCGGCGACGAGCGATTCGAGGAAGGACACGGGAGAGGGTTCCTTTCGAAGAGGGAAATCACGGAAGGGAAGTCCTGGGGCCATTGCCCCAGACCCCGGAACTGTCGTCGTCGTGCGCGTAGCGGCCTCAGCCCAGATGGCGCCGCAGGCTATGTCTCCCGGCTCACGGTGGGCGCGGGACGAGGCGGCGCGCGGAACCTCGACGGTAATGGGGGTGCAGGGGGGCTATGCTCCCCTGCGTTTTTCTTCAGGTAATTCGCACTTTCGGCTGCCCGCTTTTCCCGAGCATCAGTTCGCTCAAGGCCCAGACGAGCGCGTCTGCCCGGTCAGGAGAGCGCCCCGGTCCCTGATAGTCGCCGCCTGCCAGCAGCCCGCACATCTGGTCTTCCAGTGCAGCGAAAGTCCCGGCGTGGCGCACCCGGCCCGCTTCGTACAAGGCCGCGACCGGTTCCGCCCTTGCCGTCTTGCCCCGGCTGGCGTGCACCAGCTTGAGCGGCAGCGATACTTGCGCCGCGCGCAGCACCGAGGCGACCATCGCGCCGCCCTGGTTCGCTTCGGCGACGACGCGGTCGGCGTTCCAGGCTTCGGCGGTGGCGGCCACGGTGCGTGCCCAGCGTTCCGGCCCGGCTTTCTCGACCGAGGCATCGGCGAGGACGTGCGCGGTGCCGTTCGCCGCAAGCCCGGCGACGACGATGCCGCAGGCGTCTCCCCCGGCCGAAGCGGGGGGATCGACGGCCACGATCACACGCACCATCTCGGGCGCGGCGTCGACGCGGCAGGTTTCCAGCAAGGCGCGCGACCACAGCGCGCCTTCGACGTCGGCGATGAGTTCGCCGTCCAGTTCCTGCCTTCCGAGCAGGGTGCCGCCGTACGTCCCGCGCATCGCGTCGAGGAATTGCGCGGGCAGGTTGGCGGCATTGTCGAACGTGCTGCCCTGCGTCACCGTGACGCGCTCGGCCGCGATCAGCCGTGTCACAAGCGGCACGCTGCGCGGGGTGGTGGTGGCGACCACGCGGCAGTCGGTGCCCAGGCGCAGGCCCATCATCAGGTTGTCCCATGCGTTCGTCGCGCGGGCGGAGGCGTTGTCCCATTTGGCGATCTCGTCGCACCACGCATGGCTGTGCTGGGGGCCGCGCAGCGATTCGGGCTCGGCGGCGGAATAGAGCGTGGCCTGCGCGCCGTTCGGCCATGTGAGGCGGCGCAGCGAGGGTTCGAATACCGGGCGGCGCCACGGTGCACCGACGTTGAGCAGCCCGCTCTCGCCCTCGACCATGACGGCGCGCGCTTCGGCGAGGTTGGCCGCGACAAGGGCTATGCGCGCGGACGGTTCGCCCTCGGCAACCGCGCTGGCCCATTCGGCGCCGCAGCGGGTCTTGCCGAAGCCGCGCCCGGCCATGACCAGCCATATGCGCCAGTCGCCTGCGGGAGGTCGCTGCTGCGGGCGCGCCCAGAGATTCCAGTGCCACGTCCATTCGCGGCGATGCTCCGGATCGAGCGCGGCGATATGCTCCTCGATCTCGGCTTCGGTCGCCTCGCGCAGCCAGTCGTAATCAGCCATTCGCGGCGTCCTTCGTCTCCGCGCTGCGGCGGGCGACGACCTGGCGGCGCAGCTGTTCCAGCTTGGCGTCGATGGCGGCGCGCACGACCGCGACGTCTTCGTTTTCACGCATTGCCCTTTCGCGCGCCACGTTCTCGCGGTGGAGGCCGAGCAGGCGCAGGGCATTGGCGTTGTCGAACTTGACCGCGCCATCCTTGGCCTCGCCGAAGCGCAGGCGGTAGAGCACTTCGAGTTCGAGGTTCTGGTAGCCTTCGAGCAGCGCGGTCTGCCACTTGCGGGCGAACTCCGGGTCCAGCCGGCGCACCTTGTAGGCACGGCTGGGGTGAGCACCGGCGATGGCGGCCGCGGCGGTGACGTTCGAGGTTTCGGCCAGCGCGGCAAGGAAATACTTGCGCCAGTGCTTGTTGAGGTCGCCCTCTTCCTCTTCCATTAATGCGGCGCTGATCTTGGTTCGCGGACGGCGCGTCTTCGCGCCGGGCGAAGCCTGCTTCGGCTCGACCATGGGGGGGATCCTGTACTGGAGAGGCGGGCACGTCCGCGAACCGGAGAGAGCGGCGGGACGACTCGGGGGTGTCTGCGTTGGTCCTGTTATGTACCCAAATGGTGGAACAATGTCAACAAAAATAACCAAATTGGTTTTCGTGTTGATGCTTGCCGCGATGCAGCGCGGCTTCTAGATCACGATAACTTTACCGCGAACTCGTCATTGCGAGCGAAGCGAAGCAATCAAGGGCGTTCTGCACTGCCCTTGATTGCTTCGCTTCGC